TGAGAGTCCTATCCAATTCTATGCGGGGTGCCAGTGGCTCGACCTCGCTGGTCAGCTACTGCCAACCGCCCACGAATTGGAATCAGGGCAACCGGGGGTATCCTGCTTTCGAGGACTATCTCGAGAAGTCTGACATTGTCAAGACAACTCGGGGCAGCGATCGGTGGCGGAATCCCACTAACTACCATATGCTCCATCGCCAGCTTTCTCAGTGGCGTGGTATGTGCAAATGGTGGACAGGGTACATCGGTGACGTTTGCAATACTGTAACTGTCACCGGTGATCTCACCTATGGGACCGGTTACTGGGTCCCTGATATTGAGCACATCAACGCGAATTTCCCCGCGTGGATGGAAGCACGATTGATTAACCGCTGCTTGATTAAACTCAAGAAGCAGAACGTCAATTATGCTCTTGCGCTCGCTGAAGCCTCTAAGTCCATTGGACTTATTGGCAATGCGTTTCAGCGTTTATGGAGGGCCTATGGGTCCGCCAAGCGCTTCCGTTGGGCGCGTGCTGCACGCGAACTGGGTGTCCCTAAGCCTTCTTTCAAAAGTGGGTCTAAAGACGTCTCAGGACGCTGGTTGGAATTGCAGTATGGGTGGCTTCCACTCCTCAATGATGTTTATGGGGCTTACGAAGACGCGCGCGATTCAACAGCTTTCGATCCCGTCGTATCGGTGAAGTATTCCACACGTCAAACGCTTGACAGCGAGACCTCTGTGAATTTCACCGGTGCGAAAGGGGTTTGTAAGCAGCGCGGGTTCCACGCAGGAACTTGTCGGTTGGATTACACCCTCGATTGTCGTGCCACCCGGCTAGCTGCAAAAGTCGGTCTAACAAACCCGGCTCAAGTAGCTTGGGAATTGGTTCCGTTCAGCTTTGTGCTGGACTGGGCCTTACCCGTTGGTGAGTGGCTTGAATCTTGGGATGCGGATTTCGGTCTTACCTTTAAAGGTGGGTCGGTCTCCAAGTTCACCAAGGTTGATCGGAAATACAGTCTCAGTTCCCCTTCGGGTCCTGTGATCAGTGTTTCTGCGGTTGCCTCATCAAAGCTGGAGCGGCTGGACCGCACGGCATTTCAAGAAACTCCGTTCGCGCCTCCGGCCTTCAAAAGCCCGGTATCTGTGGGCCACGCCTTGAACTCCTTGGCGTTGCTCCGAGCGCGATTCCGTTAACGCAATAGAAGGATCCAAACTATGCCAGCTCTGGCCCCTATCACCATCCAAGATGGTGCCGCAACTCCCGCGAACCACACATTCTCGCCCGTGACCACTGACGGTTGGCTCGCACGTCTCTCTGAGCGTGTTGGCGTCCCCGTCGGTTATCCGAGCTTGGGTGTTTCTGTTCGCGAGCCCGCAAAGGGAGGCTCAGTGTATCGTAATAAAATCACGATCGCTGTCCCAGTTACTGCGGTTGTCGACGGCGTCACTGTCGTTGACTACACGAACCAGGTCTCTGTGGAGTTCCTGCTCAGCCAGAAAGGGACCGAGCAAAATCGAAAGGATCTGCGTATGTTGCTGGTAAATGCTCTTCAGCATGCCAGTATCACGCCGACCATCGACAAGCTCGAGCCCGTGTATTGACGCTTGCGCGTCTTGGCTAAGCGTTACTTACGATCTATCGTTGGTGACTTTTCCATAAGGATGATCCTATGGCTCCACAACGTACTCGCCCTTCTCGGGGCGATCTCGACCGTAGTTCTTGTAAAGCAACCCGCCTGGCTATCGATTTCTATAATCGTTTAAATAGCCCGGTATCCAGACAGTGCAGGAGACTGCTTAAATCGGGGGATCACTCCGAACTCGTCAAGCTTCGAATTGACCCCACTTCATACTCCTGTCCGGATTCGTTCTGGCGGGATTATGCGGCGGTATCGTTAATGTCGAAGTTTCCTAAGCTTACGACAGGGATTGACACCCTTGCTGTGGCTCTGGAAGGATTTAAAGCGAACGAAGTTGCTTGCGCAGCCACGAATCGCCGGTTAAGGGGGCGCTACGATACTCCAACTACCAGGGTATCGGGTGACAGTCTCATTGAGACTGCTCGCCGAAAAATAGCGCACCTACTTGGCGACTTCTCCTGGGATGAGGCTGAGCCTCTCATGGGCTTTTCTTCCGGTGCATCCACACGGCTGCCCAGAAGAAGAGGTGACGCGTTCTACAAGTTCCAGGGAACACCTGAGGTCACACGCAATTGTGCGATCCTGGCGATCTGCGCAATCTGGCGAGTCCCACGTTGGGCGGACCAGATGAGACAGACGCACGGCGATGACCCATTCACATGGGTCAAAGTCGTTCAGGGTAATCGCATTACCACCGTTCCGAAAAACTCAAAGACTGACCGCGTTATTGCGATCGAGCCTGATCTGAATATGTTTCTTCAGAAAGGGATTGGTGG